ATGCCTGTCCTGTTAGATTGTTTACCTTTAAGCCTGAAATTGTAAAAACAGCATCAGTGCCAGATGCAGGAGCATAATAAGGAACACCTGAAATATATTTCATTGCTCCAGGTGTTTTTTCTGTTATTGTAGCACTGCTTACATCAATTGAAGGAAGGCTAGTCATATCATCATACACTACTGAAACATAATTTGTTGGACCTGTTACAGTGTGTTCCATTGCTTGATCGTTTACACCAACACTATATGTGCTGGTTAAAGCACCTGTAAGTTTTGCGTCAAATGTTTGATAAAAACCTGTAGGATATGTTGCTGCACTAATTGTATCATGAACATCTCCTTGCCCACTAATAATAAGTTTATCAAATGTTCCGTTTTCATTTAATGTTGTAGTAAATGTTTTATTACCGCTGTCTACACCATTGATATATGCTGTTACTGTTCCGCTTGCGCCGTCATAAACATTGTTAAGGACATTTGTGTCAATAGTTCCACTAGTATAACGTCTAGCAGTTGTTGTTTGTAGACTATCGCCTGCGCTCAGTGGATTACTATCACTGTTGTCTGTAAACCCTGCAGCGAGTCTTGGGCTTGTACCTTGATACGCATCTGCTAATGAAAGAGGTTGTAATCTCATCTGATTAGTAATAGGCGCACTTGGCACATTGTTAACTTGTACTGTAATACTATTATCCGTATCTGTTTGAGCTGTAATATCAGGTGTGCCCGTTGCTGTAAATGTTAAATTATAGTTACCAGCAGTAATACTTGAGTCATTAAAGTCTAATTCTAAATCAGTTCCCACATAACCAGGTGCACCTACTGTATTAGGAAAATTAGCAAATGGAACTGGTAACGGCCAAGTATAACTAAAACTATCAGCGTTTTGTGATGTATTTGTTAAACGAAATAGGCCTCTGTTATTACCATTATAATCTGTTCCTTTATAAACATCATACTGGTTATCTCCACTCTTATTACTTGTATTAACTGCTGTTCCACTAATATTTGCTCTAACATCTGGCTCTAAGTGTACTGTAAAATCAGATGTTACAAAAGGACTACTTCCATGTGAAGTAGTAAGTGTTAATCTACCTGTATAATCTTTCGCGGTACCATTCGCCTGTTCGGATGAGGTTAATGTATATTTGTGTGTAATTGTTCTGCCATGATCACCTGATTGGTTGGTTCCAGCGTTAACTGTTGAAGTTGTTCCATCGCCCCATGTATAAACATATTGACTACCATGTGTACTATAATTACCCACGGTAGTTTCTGTATTATTTGTAAATGTTACTGTTAAACCAGCAGATGATTCTTCATTAATTCCAGTTGTAATATCTTGTGAAATTTCAGGAGTATGATCATCGTATATTTTATATGTAATACTATCACTAAGTGGTACTACCCCAGGTGTTGCAGTGGAGTGGCTATCTAATGTTAATGTAACTACTTTAGTAATATCTGCTTCATTGCTTGCAGCAAATACATGTGCAAATCTACCACCACCTACACCGCCTGCTTGACTGTCTGCTGTAATTGTTGCTGTAGTTCCATCATTAAAATTCCATGTATATTGTACTGATGCGCCATTAGTATAAGTTGTTGTATTTTCAAAATATACAGTATCGCCATCGTCCCACTGTGTAATAGGACTTCCGCCTGTTGGGTTTGCATACGCCGCAAAACTGACTTCTGGATCTGGAGTATAAACTGTAACGTATGATTGTCTTTCCCTACTAGCAGTACTTCCACTGCCTGTGCCGCCATCATTATATGCTGTTACTGTGACGTCAAAAGGACTTCCTGTATTAGTGCTATATGTATGTGAAGGTGTTGTACTTGTTGTTGCAGTAGTTGTTGATCCATCACCCCAATCAATTGTATATCTATTAGGATTTCCTACAGATGTAATAGTTAAATTAACTGTAATACCTGCGCCGCCAACCAGTGGCGTGCCTGTAAAATCTACACTTTTAACAAATGTGTTATTACGAATATTTTCTATTGTTTCGTTTAGATCATCAATAGCATCTGTAATTGTTTGACCCGTGGAAAATTGCGTATAAGCGCCGTCACCAAATGTCCCATCTGCAGGTGTTCCTAAAGAAAGATTTCCACCACTTCCTGATTGTGAATCTACATACGCTTTAGTGGTTAAATCTTGAGGATCGGTTGGATCACTGGCATTCTTAACCTGCTTTGCAGATACATCGACATTTCCTGTAGACCCTGCATCCAGTACTAGATCATTATCGTCTGCTTTTAATGTGTTATTTGCATGGTTTATATTAATCGGCAACTTATAAAATCCTCGTAATTTTCTATACTAGTTGTATTTAGTTTATATCACTGTTGTTCTAAAAACAGAAATTATATGCCAACCTGTTGAATGATATATCAATTGGGCACTATCTCCTATATTAGTAAATCTAATACTGGTGAAACCAACAGCATTAGTTGGCGTCACTGTAACAGGTGAACTTGGTGACGAAATTGTTATAAAATTTTTAACAAATCCATTTTCAGCATCTGCTAACGAAATAGTTGCATTCGTAGCAGTTTGAATCATATCAGTTTGATAATCTAAACTTGCTGATGTTATACAATCTATAAATTGAGGTGATATTACATTTTTTGTGTAAATTTTATTCCAAGTCGACGATACTGAGCCGAGGTTATATGTTTCTGTTGTGCTAGGTATTACGTCACTACTGACGTTTGCACCAAGTGTCAAACTGCCACTTGCATTACCTAAAGTTACAACGTCTCCGTTTGCAATAAATGTTCCACCCACATACGAGTTACCTGCAACGTAACTGCCACCAGCAACATTTAATGCTACATCGGAAAGCGCATAATTAGGTGGAATTGCTGTTAAATTAATATCATCCGTATTATCAATTCTAACTTTTCCTAATTCTAAGTTACCATCTGCTGATATTGAACCATTGACAATAAATTCTCCATTATCCGGATTAATCACTGTAGCCATTATAAATCTCCAAATATATACAATTATAATGTATTTAGTTAAATGTACTCATAAAAAAACAGGGTGCGGAGCACCCTGTTTTCTAATTTATATTAAGCAAATCTTACTGGAATGACAATGCGCCAGAGTTAACAGCAATCTTGCTTAGGTAGTCAGCAGCATTACCAAGAGATGAAGCCTGGTTGCTTAGTTCAACATAACCATAACGTGTCATGAATGATACGACTGGTTCGAATGTTGATGGATCTAGTACTGTGCCAGATGACATTAGTGGAATGTATGGGCAATAGAATGCTGCCGCATCAATTTCACCTTCGCCCTTGTAACCAACAAGAACGTTTGCGCTATCTGAAGCGTACTGGTTAACGAATACTTTCATTGTACCGTTTAGTGTACCAACGAATTTAGTATTTGTTGGAGCCTCGAAAGGACCTTCAGTTGTTCTTGCGAACGCTGAAGTTGTTGCACTTTGTAGTACTGTTAGAATTGTTGGTGAAACAACAACCCAGTTACCAGCGCCACGACGTGTTCTAGCAGCAATTAAGTTTGCTGAACGGTTGATTAGAACCGCTAGAGCTGCGTGTTGGTCACCAACGAATGTTGGAGTACCTGAAACTGTACCTTGGTTGTATGTATCAGTTGCTGTACCAGCAAGTGTATCTAGGCTACTTAGGATTTCCTGATCGATTTCAGCAGTAATTTCCTGAGCTAGTGCTTGCATGATTTCTGCTTCAACATCTAGACCATGCATAGACTGTGCGTCTTGTGCAGCTTCGAAAGTCCAACGTGCTGATAGTTTGCGTGTCTTCGCTTCTACTGTCTGCTTTAGAACCTGGATGCTCATTGCACGACCACCGTCTGCTTCATATGCTGAAGTAGAGTCTGCCTTACCAGATGATGCATTACCAGAATAACCGTTTGCAATAGCAAATGGTGATAGTGCTTCGTCACCAGCTGCAACACCTGCTGCTGATTCACTGTAGCGAACACGTAGAGTGTGAATTTGTCCTACTGGACCTTGCATTGGCTGAACGCCAACTAGTTCGTTAGCGATGACTGTTGGCATCACACGACGAATTACTGGAAGGATAACTTTGTTAAGTGTAGCAATGTTACCTGCCATTGTTGTGCCTGAGGCTGCTGTTTCTGTTAGGTAGCTCTTTGTATTTTCAAGAACTGATTCCATAACCTGCTTTTTGCTGCCTGTAAGACCATCTGTTAGGGCAGTTTTAGTTACGTCCCAATTTTCAAATAGTTTCTGTGACATTTTGGTATACTCCTTATTAATTGATACCTGCTAATTTTTTAAGGTTAATAATTTCAGCATCGCTCTCAGAATTCTGTGTGCGAGCCTTGTTACCTGTAATCTCAGTCTTCTGAGATTCATTTAGTGTTTGCGCTTTTGATTCTTTAACTGATTCATTTAGAACAGTTGGTAGATACTTGTTATATGCTACTTTCAGTTTATCTGTTTTCACACTCTCAAGTAAATTACTCATCAATTCACGCTTATCTTTTGCAAGTGGACTTAAAAGATCTGCAAGGACATAAGCACGTTCGTTTGCTTCAGCAATACGACTTGCTTTCTTCTCTGCTTTTTCAATTAATTCCTGCTTCTCAGCAATTTGGTTAGTTGATTCTTCTAATTTAATAGTTAAATCTTTAACCTGCTGAGAAAGTTTAGAAACTTGTGTACCGTCTGCTAAGTGAGAGCCCATGAACTCAGTTGCAAAAGTTTCGAAGATCTTACGACCAAACATATTTTCTTTTGCTTTCTGAATATCTTCTTTCAAAGTACCTAGTTCTTTTGTTAATGTTTCATCAACAATATTTGCTAGTTTTGTAGAAGCCTTTTCAATAAACTTCGCTTTAGCCTCGGCAATCATTTCCTTACCTTCTTTCACCAATTTGACTTTCTGCTCTAGAAGGTCTTTTTTGTCTTGGTGGAAATCATTAAGTTCTGATGTTAGTTGCTCCATAACAAAGCCTTCTAACATTTCAAAGTTGCTTTCTTGTAACTTACGATCATCACGTAATTCTTGGATTTCCTTTTTAAGGGTTTCCATTACAAATTGATCTAAAAGTTTTGCATGTTCTGCAATTTGTGCTTGATAATGAACTTTTGCAGCAACGGCAGCTTTTTTATCTTCACTAAATTCCTCTAGTTCAGATTTAATGGTATCACCTAGCATTGCATCTAGTGCTTCTACCATCTGCTCTTTGTCTGTTTCATATCTTTGTGCAAATTCTTCACGAAGTTCAAATGTAATTTCTTCGCGAGCTTCTGCTAATTTTGCTTCCCATGCTTCAGTAAGAGTGCTACGCACTTCTTCTGAAAGCACTTCTGAACTTAGGAGTTGTTCGATTGCATGAGCCATTTACGTTCTCCTAATATTTAGGTTATTAATTAATCTAAGTACCTCTTCTTGAAGATACTTTTGTGCTTTAGTGTCATGGTTAGTAGCCTTAGCCACGTCCATTAAAATATTTCCACGCTTACCATTCATAATCGCTTCATATAATGGATCTGGATAAGCATCCGGAGCACTAGGGTTAGCAACGATATCCACTGTTTGGATTTCGAAACCACTAACATTTCCACTTCCGTCTACTTCACCGCTACCTCTACTTGACACACCAAGCCTACACTTGTTTTCCAATAAGGTTTTGCAAATATTACCCATTGGGGTTGGTAGTAGTCTGAGGCGTCCCAAACCATCACTACCGTTCATCCACATTTTTTCAATAATGTGACTAACACGGTCTAGATTTACTTGTAAATCATCTGGATGATCCGCTTCACCTAATACTGAATATCCCTCATCAATTCGTGACTGAATATTTTTAACAGCCTTTGTAATTTCGTTTACAGGATATACACGTTGGTTTTGATTACGCTTATCTCCTTGCACAAAGATGCCTTCCATGAACAAGTTTTTGTTACCGTTTCCATCATCCTTAGACTCAACGACACAATTTGCTTGATCAAATGAAAGTTTTTCTACAAGGGTTTTAGTAGCCATAATCTATTATCCTTTTGCCTTTGGCGCAGGTTTTAGATCTTTGACATCTTGTGGGTTGACTGCTTCCATCTTCTTTGCAGCTGGAGCCTTGCCACCCTTTTCAGCGCCGCCTTTAGACATCATATCATCACCTGATTTTTCACTGTCAACATGAGAGAACGGATCTTTCATACCAGGGCCTACAGGACCTGCTTTACCGTCTGTGTTGTCAGGATGTGAAACAGAAACAGCAGAAAGTTTTGCTTCTTCTTCTAGAGTTTCCTCTTCAGATTCTTCAATTTCTTCATCTGCACTTTCAAAAGCAACTTCTTCTTCCATGTCATCTTCCATGTCCATGTCCATGTCGTCGCCTTCTTCGTCACCCATAATGTCAGCAAATGCTGCTTTTAGATCTGCCAATGCATCTTCAACATTTTGCATTGCTTCTTCAGCGTCAGGTGCTTCTTCATCACCTTCTTCTTCGCCGTCGATGGCTAATTCAATTTCAGCATCATCCATATCTAGTTCACCTTCGTCTTCGTCTTCGGCTTCACCAAATGCTTCTTCTGCTTCAATTTCATCTTCATCTTCTTCAATGTCATCTAGGAAGTCGCCGGCTTCTTCATCACCGATTGCTTCTTCTAGATCTTCTTCTGCGATTTCGTCTTCAACGATTTCGTCTTGCTCTACGAGATCTGACCAGATATCGCGAGCTTTCTCAACAAAAGCCTCATGTAATAGTGCAGATGCTTCATCTTTTTCACCATTAACTAGAGACTCAATTATTTGTCTATAACGATCTTGAGCACTCATAATAATCTCCTTTTAATAGATAGGTTATAACATATGTATTTAAGATGTATTGGTTACAAATAAGGCAAAACGCGGTTAAAACCGCGTTTTCGGTAGAAAATTTCTGTTTTGGTATATTTTATTCTTGAGGCGATGCGTTTCCGGCACCATATTGAATCTTCCACTGTTTTACTTGTTCAATATGTTCTACTTTAGCGATTTCTCGCATTCCACGCATTTTATTCAAATGTTTAAGTGTAAGTTTAGGGCGTCTTGTATCATCAATTTCCCACTTATTGTATTCATCATTTTCTGCACTCTGTGCTATTTCACCAAATCTCATTGTTGTCCCTCCTCAGGCGGTGCTCCACTAATTGGAGATTGGGCACCATCAGCAGTGCCTCCTGCATCTACATCAGGTACACCGTCGCCATCTGCATCAACAGCATCTACATCAGTAGGTTCAAAACCTTCCACGTCGCCGCTTCTCAAGCCCAAACCACCTAAATTTCCTTTAGAATCAATTTCTGGTTCGCTGAACATGTCATTTTCATCTCGCCACATACGTTCATTTTCCACCAACTCATCTTCAGAAAGTCCAAGATATTTCTTGAGGATAAATCGTCTGCTAAGATATGGAACACCCTCAAGGTTACCAAATAATGCCGCTCTGCTATTATCTAATTCAATTTCTCTATATTGACTAAAACTCTGTGGTTCGCTAAACTGTAAGTCAAATAAACTACTAGGAACTTCAATCCCTCTATGTTTTAAAAATAGTTTAAATTCTTTGTCTAACTCAGATTGTAGCATACTTTGAATACGTTCACAATATTTACTAAAACGATATTCTTGTATCAATGCTGTGCCTACTCGACCATCATTATATGTAGCAGTACCATCTTCTGATCCTGTAGGCAAATAACTACTCGGAATACGCAATCCACGCATTAATTTATTATTAAAATATTTTAGATCGTCAATCTCACCTAAGTTTTCACCACCTTGTAATACTTCAACTTTAGAACCACGTCCTTCTGCTGTTTGTGCAAAAAAGTAATCTTCCATAATAGAAAGAGGATTATAAGCAGCATCCATAATGTTAGTGCCGCCACCAGTCTTATTAGGAATACGAGTTTGGTGTACTTCGTTTTTGACACGCTCAACAAAACTCATTGCTTTGTGCGCTGGCATATTACCAACATCAATGTAGAATACACGTCTTTCTGGCGCACGTTGTACACGGTAGATAATAATACTATCTTCTAGTAATTCTTTTTGTTTGTAAACTTTAAATACTGCTTCAAGAATACTTGTACCAAATGGCCATCCAGCATTCATACCATCAGTTAGCGCAATATGAATAACATTACTTGCATCTACAGCATATTCTGTATTAGAATTGTTGAAATTTCCATGTACAACACCAGCATTATTTGTAGGTGTGGCATACGTTGTTGCTCCTGATGTTCCAGTATTTTGTAATTTTTTTGTATCTGTTGCTACTAAATCTTTTAAGTTAAGGCTAATATTTTTAATAATGTATTGATCAATCTCTTTTCCAGTACTTTCATTAACAATCGCCTTTGTAACATCACGTGGTTCTACCCAAATAAGTTTATATGTTTCAGGATCACGAATAAAAAATTGATCACCATACTTAATTGTATTACGAAATATACCAAATATTCTTTTTTCTAAATTATTAATACTACACCACTGTTTCAAACCAGTTTGAAGAGCGTTTACTTCACTTTCAGTTGCTTCATCTTTAAAATTAATACTGAAAGGTAAATTTGAGTCAACATCTGCTTGTGTACTAAATTCAGCAATAGTATCTAATGCAGCGTTAATTTCACTGTCTTGATCCATTTGATCATATTGAATATATCGTTCAGTACGATTAGGTTGACCACTATATACCTCTGGTAGCCAACTTTGCCAACGGTTTGCTTTTGCTCTAGGGCCATCGCCAGCACCGTCATATCTTGTAAAATGTTTTTTCCAACTCATGATTGTTATATGCCTTTATAATATAGTATTTATGTATTGTACATACTATCCATAACTCTACGATTTTGTGAATTATTAGACCAGTTATCAATTAATGCTTTAAACTCTTTCCATAAGTTTAACTGATTTTCTGTATTTTGTAAAGAACTTTCTTCAAATTCTCCATCTTTTTGTGTATTTGTTTTCACCATTGGATCAGTTTCCATTGATGAAGTCTTTAATTTTTCTACATCATTACGAATTCCATCTTTTGAATCTTTAAATGATGCTAACGTAGATGTTTGAGGCTGATTTGGTTGTGCAGGCGGTTTGCCTATTTCTGCCGCTTTAATTTTAAATTGCGCTATTTGGTTTTCTATCTCTAAAAGTCTGTTCTTATCTTGTTCGTTTTGATCCCTTGTTTTTTTATTTTTTCTAGGGCCGCTATTAAACTTTTCCATTCTCATTTGGATTTCTTCACGTTCAATATCATATTCCATTATTTTGTCATTTATAAGTTCTAACATTTTTTCTGGATTATTCTTTTCCATTACTGCAACAGCATTATTCATTTTTTTAATCATATTATTTGCTACTGGTGGCAGTTTAGGCTTTTCTTCAGTTTGTGTATCTTTATCATAACCAAAAAAGTTCATTATTTTATCTAAAATAGATTCATCATCCTTTGGTTTTTCTAATACTTCAGGCTTAGCATTATTTTTTAACTCTTCTTTTCGTTGTTTTACTTCTTCTCTTCTTTGTAGAGCTCTACTACGCCAATTATTGCCATCTTTGTTATTACCCGCTTCAGTTACTTCAGAAAGACTAGGGCCAGGTTGTGCAGGAACTGTTCCTGAGCTACTACCAGTAATAACTGTTCTTCCAGGTTCTCCCGATCGTATAATTTTCTGTTGTTTCTGCGTCATTGTTTTTTCAGGACCTGATTCGCCTCCTAAAAATTTTGTAGTACTGGAAAGCACATTTGAAAAGGTTGACATATTAATTGTCATCATATCTTGAACCTTTAGAAAACCTTCTTCCATATCATTTAGGCTTCGTGTCATTTGTCCCGAATCACCTAACTGTTTTTTGTACTGATTTTCTCTTGCTTTCTTTTCTTCGTCAGTCATATTCGCTGCTTTTTCAGTAGCAATGGAAAGTCTTCTAGATTCTGCTTGCATATTTTTCAATGCGCCCAATGGACCATCCATCTGTCCTGCTGTGACTTGTATATTTTTACTTGATTCAGAAAATTTAACCATACTATTCATTATTAGGTCTTGAGCTGTCTTAAAATCTCCAGATCTCACTGCTGTATTAATATCTTGAAGTAATGTACTTCCACCTTGTTTTAAAGCAGTTACTAAATCTTGACCACCATTAGCCATCATAAATGGTACAATATCAAAACCTGAAGCATTATTACCCATAGCGTTTACTGCTTGGCTAAAGGCCTGTGTTAAGGGTTTTGCTAAACTTGGAACTCCAATTTTTTCATCTTGAAGTGCAAATAAACTTTTACCTAATGCTTCAATTGTTTTTGCGCCGTCTTCATCTCCTAATCTACGTCGTCTAGCGGCCGCAGCATTCATACCTTGATCTTCAGCCATTTGTTTTTGTGCATCTAATAACTGTTTTCTACTAAATGCAGTAGCACTAGCAAGCGACCCTTGTTCAATCATTAATTCTTGATAACCAGAAACTAACTTATCACCAAAATTTGCTTGATTTCTGTCTACATTACCCAAAAGTCTCTGTGTCTCAACATACTGTGCAAAACCTTCAGTTAGTTGTTCATTAGTCATACCAAAATCACCAAACTGATCGCTTGTTTCATTTAGTTTTTCAGCAAGTCTAGCAAACTGTACTGTTCCATTTGATGTATTTCCACCCAAAGCAGTCATCGCAGGTCCAAAATTACCAACAACTTCAGTTAATTTTAGATATGTTATACCTGCATCAAAAGAGGCTTGACGTAGATCTTCAAAAGCCTGAGAACTGTCAAACATAATAGCACCAGAATCAATCATCTGTTGTTGTGCTTGTGCAAATTGCTCTGCTCGGCCAGCCATATAACCTGCCCAAACGGTGGCAACCTCACCACTTACACCAAGAGCACCACCGAATGTGTCCATAAAGCCGCCCATTTTTTCTGCAGCTTTTTTCTGTAAGTTGCTACCCCATTTAGAGTTGGCTGCCATATCTTTGGCACCTTTAGCGATATCTTCTCCAAAATTGACTAAACTAGTAAGAGGTTTACTTGTGTCATTAAATCTACCAGCAGCAGTAGAGAGAACTGTACCAAGTCTTTTTGCATAGTCTTTACTATTATTTTCGTTTTGTGCCTGTACTGCATCATCGACATTACCCAATTCTGAAATCTTATTAGATATAGCATTGATATCTTTGGTGCCATTATCCATTAAATCACTAATGATATCAACTGCTTGCCCGTTTTTGCGTAAAATTGTTCCTAGATTGTTTAAAGTAGCATCTTTAGCCCACTCAGGTAAAGGAATTTGGCCTACACCGGGTATATTGATATTATCTGCCATCTGAAATTACCTCTTTGATGTTTTCTTTTACCATTGTAGAATTCACACTTTTCATAATTTGTATCATTTCTTTTACCATTGATTCATATTTTGCTTTTGCTTCCCATTTCTTGGTACCTACGCTTGTTTCATATTCAGTTTTTAATTCTTTATATGTTTCGATCATTTGTTTTGCTTTTACTTCTATATTATCCTGTGATGAAGTAACAGTAATTGGTTTTTTATTGTTATCCAATGGTATAGACTTACTATCTAAATCTTTAAAATTTTTAGGAACAAATTTTGGTTCTGGTTCTTCAGGACCGAACAACCATTCCATTAGTCCGTCCCAAGAATTTTGTATAAAACTGCTATCTTTAATCATAGAACCAACACCATGTGTTACTTCAAATGGTTTAGGATCCATTACCGGTGCAGACAAGCCACCTGCTTCAACATTTTTAGAATCAGAAATAGCATCAACATTAAATCCTGCAAATCTCTTTTCAGTTAAACTTGCAATTCTTGCTCTTTCAGCATCGGCAAATTCTTTACTTAATGTCCCTGTTAAGTTTGCGCCTTCAAGATCTTGTTTATAAGTTTCCATAATCATTTTTCTTAATCCAGGAGGTGCTTTTTCTAAATTTTTTCCATATGCTTCTATTGCTTCATTTAGTTTTTCTTCTGCCTCTTTATTTCTTTCATCTCTCTTTTGATAATATTCTTCAACTGCATTTAAATCAAAATCAAAGCCCATTGCTTTACCGAATTCGGAAACACTTCCTGATAGCGTATCAAACAATTCACCAGTAGTTTTTAGAGCAGGTGTCATGGTAGCATATGTATTACGAAATCCTTTACTAACATCGTCTAAACCATCTTGCATATTGTCTGCGCTTTCCGCAGCTTTTTTTGTATTATTAACCCCTTTAATAAAATCACTTATTGGTTGATCTAAGTTAGGAACAATGTTTGCTTCTGCAACCAATTCATTAACTTTCTTAGACATCTCATCAGGACCAGACCTAACATCGATATCACGAGTATATTTTTGAATTTCACGAACAGCAATAGGTGCATCTACACCTTCCATTCTAGTAGAAAATGTATTTTTAACTAAATTAACCATTTTTTTAGCCAACTCTGGATCCGCGACCATTAATTTTTCATATGCTTCCGAGCTAAATGACAAAACTGCATTTTCACCATTAACTCTAAAGTCCTGTGCATAGTTTGCTATTGCTTCATTATACATTTTTTGTAAAGTGGGAGTCGATGCGAGTGCTGCTGTTGTGAATCGTACATTTGCTTGAATCTGATTAGCGGCGCCTTCTCCATATTTTTCTTCAATATACTCTTTATTCTGCGTTAGGCTGTGTTGAAAATTAGCATCTTTAACAACTGCATCGCCTTGTGCAAGTAATTCACTTTTTCGTTGCCCAGTATAGGAAGCCATACCTCCTAAAATCATTTCAATATTTTCAAAGTTTTTATAAACTCTACCTTTTACTTGCAAATCACTATCTCTTAAATCATTTAGTTCGTATAGGTATTCTGCTTCTTCCCTCATACGATTAGAAAGTTGTTGGGCACTATATCCAAAATCACTAATACCCCCTCTTCCTCCCATATTCATTCTTTCTATTTCAGCAGTAAATTTATAAAATTTATCAGCGCCGCCTAATATGTTATCACCTAATGAAGCAAACATACCCTGTGATTGTGCTATTTGTTGAGTTGCTTCAACTAAACTCATACCTGTATCAGCAACATTTTTTCTGAAACCTTCTATCTGATCGCCAACTCCTACGGCACCAACTTCTATCATAGCCCTATAATCTTTTTCGAGTGTCATTATAATAGCACCAGATGCCGCTGTAAAACTACTTAGAGCCTTTGCCGCTTTTAGTCCGCCGCCTGCAACTTTATCAATTCCCTCAACCACCGCTTTAGAGTAAGGATTTTTACCACCAACCTTATCCATGAAGCCGATACTTTTACCAATTGCCTTCAGGCTTCCAGATCCAACGGTTCCCATTGTTGAAATAGCAGTCGCCATTCCAGTAATAGGATTACCTCCACCTCGTACTAAAACATCAACAGAGGACATAACATTCTTTTTAAAGGATCTGGTTTTTCTTAATTGTTTGTGTTTTTGTTTTATCTGTTCTTGGACTGATACCATAACTGGTTCAAAACCAAAGGTTTTAGAGAGTTTATTTAATCTAGTTAAATTACGCTGAAATGCAGAATCACTAGATGCTGTGATGGCTTGAAGTGTAGATTCTTTAACCCAACCAGGCGCTGATGCTATTATAGATTGTAATTCTTGAATTCCAAGTTCTGCCATAATTAACTACTATTTTAATTGTATAAATACGATAGACGCATTTACTAATTGTATTTATTTGGAGAAAATACCCTATGAGCAATAATCCACTAATTCAGGCATATAAAAAGCCTGCCGTGTTTGTATCTTTACCTAGTAAAGGTAAATGGTATGAACCAAAGCCAAATTTAAGCGTTGATGGTGAAATCGCTGTATATCCAATGAGTGCTAAGGATGAACTTATTACAAAAACACCCGATGCATTATTCAACGGAGAAGCAACAGTTTCATTATTGCAGAGTTGTTGTCCGGATATCGAAAATCCTAGACAAATCCCAGTAAGCGATCTACTTGTATTGATGATTGCTATTAGACAAGCAAGTTATGGAAATAAATTAGACATTGATCTTAATTGCCCTGAGTGCAATATGCTCAATCAACTTGCTATTGATAGCTCAAGATTGCTTGCATCTGCTAAACCAGTATCCTCTGATGATGTAATTACATTATCTAACGATTTTAGAATCAAAGTCAAACCATACAATCTAGAAGATAGAACATTACTGCAACTACAAAGTATTAAACAACAAAAAATGTTGAGACAACTTTCAGACGAAAACCTTTCTGATGAGCAAAGAGCAAAACAGTTTGGTGAAACATTTGTAGGAATAGCAGAATTAACTGTTCAACTTATATCAAATTGTGTTATAAGTGTAAGTCCTCCTGATTCAGAGCCAGTAGTAGATAAAGAGCTTATTTTAGAGTGGCTACAAAGTATTACTAAAAAAGATTACGATTCTATCAGAGACAGAGTAGATGAACTTAGCGATCCAGGAATTGATAATAATTTCAATGCTAAGTGCCAAGACTGTCAACACGAATGGGCTACTGAAATTGAATTGGATTTGGCAAATTTTTTCGCAGGCTGATCGCCACTAGTCAGCCGCAAGAAGTTTTAGAACATGTTGAAAGGTATGATGTACAAAGAAAAGATCTAGAAGCATCATATATGGATATAATACTCTACAGTGGCGGAGCAGTTGGTTATAATGATATTATGACCATGCCTGTTCCATCTATTCAAATTTTGGTAGATCAAATGAATAAAAAAGCAGAAGAAACTAAAAAGGCTATGCGCCGGTGATTGATTTATAATACCATTCAGGCCAGTTTTCATAATATTTTGTTGTATGTAGATACTTTCGCTTTTCCATTATGTCGTCATATAGTTGAATGAATATACAATTAGTAAAGTTTTTAGCAAAATATCCTGAATCAGTAGTGCTTATAAAATATAACAAGTCTTTATTTTTATTTCTAAGTCTATCTAAAGCATAATCAACGATACGCATGTTAACATCTTCACCTATCCATGCTATACCTATTTCAAAACTATTTTTATCAAACGTTTCAAGTGATTCATACACTTCATCTGTGGCATTAATAAACTGTATCTTGTTTTGCAGTCTTGCTTTTCTTGCAAACGGACATATAGGGAATCCATCATCTTTTTTTGCTTCAATAACTTCTTCAGTCCATTTTAGAAAGGTATCTTGGAAATCTTGGAATGTCATTTTTCTCTTTCGGGGGTTATTAACAGATGCCTTACGGCATCTTCGTCTTCGTATCACTTCGTTATACTCGACGAATTATTTAAAATATCGAATTTTTTTATATTGTTCGAATTGATTAGTATTGTAATCTTATTTATTAGTACTTTTCCTTAATCTGTCATTCACACTTAGCCTGATTAGGCCAAGTGCAAATTCAACTTTTCCCGTCAAAGTCAAACACATCGTTATAGTAAAACCTTTTTACAGGGAGACGCGGTTACGCTAAACGTCTTTACTTACTGCTTATAAACGCTGGAACACACATTGCCTAACGACGACTTTGTGCTACCTGTGAGTTGTAATGGTCCAACAGAGCTCACTCATTATTTAAATCTTTTGCACACCAGATCTGTCGGCTACAACTCTCGTTGGCAGACCTCAAGGTGAGTCGAGCAACCTCGACCAAACTGAGCATGTTAGCCTATATTAGTAATATATTAGAATTGTATTAGTAAGAGATGGTCTCTATTAGCCCTCTTTTAGAATATGAGAGCCGTGTACTTTGATTTGAATGATGCCGTTGTAGTATTCTTTTGTTTCAAGAACTTTTCTTTCAAATTGTTCTCTTGCTTCTATATAACTACATTCTGCCTTTGATTTGCCGTAATATAATATTTCTCGGGTAAATTGTTCTGTGCCTAGTTCTTCTACGTCAGCCTTTAATTCGTCGTTTGATCCCCAATAATCACGCCAATCTGATTCTACTGTATAACGTCTTTTTCTAGTTTTGCCTTTGAGTGGTGGTCTTGATCTTTTAAAACGAGCCAGTTTTTTGCCAATATATTTTCTGCCATTAGTAGTATTCGTGATTAGATATACGAAGCCTATACAGTCTTCCGGAAGTTCTGTAACAATATTGCCTTCATAAATCCAATCATTGTGATTCATTAATTATTTTCCTAAGACCCTGAACTACATCAATACCTAAACCCTCTTTTACAGATTTAGATTCTAGATCAGGATACTTAGTAAAAATAGATGCACCGACTATATCTTTATCACTTAAGGTTATATTAATACTGTTACCATGCATATCCATATCCCAAGTAATATTATCTGTATCGTTCATTATGCATCCACAATTTCAACCTCTGTATTAAAGGTTGTAAATCCATTTTCTTTCGTTACTTGTAGAACGTTATTAACACGCCCTACGAGTTCATCACGGTGTGAAATAAGTAAAATGTTTTTGTGACGTTCACGTTCCATTTTCTTTAATACGCCTAGTGCGCTTTCAACACCTATTGTATCCATACCACTATCAACTAACTCATCAATACATATTAGATTAACAGGATGATTCATACTTTCAAACACATCACGGAATGCCCAACTTAAACCAAGTATAAGTCTATTGCGTTCTCCACGTGATAAATTATCAAAATCTAAATCCTGTCCTAATTGTATGATACTAACTGTTAGATCTGGTTGGAATTGAACCTCGTGCGGTAACCCTAATCTAGTAATATAGTATTCCAGTCTTGTATTCAAGAACTGTAAGTTTTGTTCAATAATACGTTTGCGAATAAAACTATCTTTATTAGTAAGAAGTTTAAGCAAGAAATCCTGATGATCTTTTAGTTCAGTCAAACGATTTACTTCGTTCCAATCGACTTCTTGTAAGCCAGTATTGCGAAGTGTCTCAATTTGTTCTGCGTATGGATCTGTTTCTTGTTGCCTACGATTAATCTCACCTGTTACATTTGTAATACTATTTTGATGCTCATACGCTTCTTGAACAGTATTATAGTGTAACTTAGGAGCAACACCGAGTTCGCCAAGCTCTTTCAATGCGCTCTTATAATCATTTATCATCTGTGTATCAGAACCAATATGTCTTACCGACTCTTCTACTAATTCTGTCTTTTGAGCAACAATTTTATCATGTTGCTCGTCATGAATCTCTTGTCCACAAGCATAACATTTGTGTTCCAGTGTAGCATCTAAATCTGCTTGTGCTTTATCTAGGCGTTTTTGTTCGCGTTCTACACTTGTTATTAATCTAGCAATTTCACTGTTTATTGTATCAATTTGTTGTTTTTTAGAATTAAATTCTACAAATCTTGCATGTGCTTGTAGTTCTAATTGAATATCAACCAATTGTAAATTTGAAAGTTCTTGTTGTAAATTTTCAATATCAGAATCTTTTTTGTTATACCATACTCTTTGACGTCTTTCTAAATCTTTAATGCTATCGCCTATGCGATCATTAGCCTCTTCTATACCTTTAATTTTGTATGTTTCTTCTTGAATACTATCACGGGTTTGTTTAGTTAAATCTTTTAGAATTTCAGCCTTTTCGCTAAGTTGCGTAATACCCAATAATTGCTCAATAAGTTCACGCTGATCATTTGCTCGCATACTCAAGAAGGGTTCAGTGTATGTGTTTAGTGCAACAATGTGTTTGAACATTGTGTGACTCATACCCAACACACGCTCAATTACTCGCTGACTTTCACGACCCTCGCCCTGCATTTCATCAGTGCCGGCAGTGTCTGAATCATTAACAATGAAGCGAAACAAATTTGGCTTACGACCACGTTCAATGCGATAACTTTGTCCGTCTTTCTCAAAGTCAACAGTAACTAGCATTTGTTTGTTGTTTGTTTTGTTGACCAAGTTATCTTTTTTAATATTGTATAATGCATTACCATACAATGCATAACTTAATGCATTGACAATAGTAGTCTTACCAGTACCATTACGACTACCATCTCCGCCTAAATCAATATTATTACCTAAGACTAAGGTTAGCCCTGCATTGTCAAATTGAACTGCTTGGGTAACATTACCCACACTCATAAAATTCTTTACAGTTATATTTTTAATTTTAAGCATTAATATTCAAACCGTTATATATTTCAACTAATACCTGAGTTTTTATTGTATCACTTTGGATGCTTTGTAATTGACTAAGAACTATTTGATCGACATTTTCAACTTCAACCTCCACACCCATATTCCAATCCTGTGTATGTTCTTCTTTTTTGCTAGGCATGAGAGCAATTTCACGAAGATTATATTGTGCAGCAAATGTTTCCTTAATGAAGTTTGCCTCTTCATATGTAATAGGAACATCTAGAGTAATTCTACAGTGTGTCTTATTAGACAACACTTCTTCAGGTTTGTCAATTAATTTAGACAAAGAAATTGTTCTATATCGTGGAGCATCAGGCCAATTCACAAACTCAGGCTTTCCTCCCCATTTAAGGAACATAATACCACGATCATCGTCCCAGGCATCACTATAGTTGTGTGGGAAACAATTACCAGGATAGATGATATTGCCACGTTCCTGCCTTTTATGGAAATGTCCGCTAAAAACCATCTCTGGTTTTTGTAAGTCATCTGCTTTCAAACCATGTCCATGATCGGGCATCTGTACCATAGCGTTCATGTAAAAGTTGGGGAGTTCAAAATGGCCAAACATATATTTACATTTGATATCTTTTACACGTTTCCATTCATCGTCAACTAGCCACGGAACAATAGCAATATCATCTTTTACCAATATCCCATCGTTGACTACTGTGATATTGGGATATTCCAATGCCATTGGAATACTGTTGATCTCACGTTTTTCTCTGTAATAGAGATCGTGATTTCCCATAATCATGTAAGTTTCTTCAAACGCATCATTAATTCTGCGTAGATTACTTACAGTGTAATTAAGTGTACTAACATTAATGCTGGCACGATGATGGTGCCAGTCACCCATAAAAATACATTTTGTGATGTTACGTTTTTTCGCTTCATCAATCATCCATACAATAAAATCTTCACAATCCTGATTATGGGCACGACTGTTATTTTTCATGCCGAAATGGATGTCTGTGAAGACTACTACTTCATCAAAAAACAAATTTTATTCCTCTGCGTTAGATTGTTGTTGTTCCCATTCAGCATTGAATGTACGAGTAAAACTTGGGTTTAACCCTTCTTCTTCAAGTAAATCGTCTCTGATATTTTGATTTCTTTTTTCTAAGTTAAGAACTCTTGTAAAACTATTGTTGATTGCGGCTGTATAATATGCAAATGGATTCTGACTCTTTGCTTCATTAAACTGTAAACCAATTTGTGTTAACTGAAGTAATGCTTGTCCTCTCATTTCATCTACATATGTATAACCTCGCCAGTTACCTCGCATACTGTATCTAGAACAAAGCATTAGATACATTTTTGCTAATCTTTCGCTAGTCTTACCATGAGTTGTGCTAAAGAATCCGTTACTTGGCGATCCTTGCCAATGACTTCTAGCAACCTCAGAAAGTTCACCTTCAATAAAAGAATAATGTTGAAAGGGTGGAAAATTGCATCTTGCATGATGATCTGCTATTGTTTTTGGATTTGTTTTTCTGCCAGGCTCTTCTGGTATATGTTGAAAAGACATTACACGAATAACAATATCTTCATCATTGATGGTTTTTGGATCAACAACAAACTCTGAAGCACGTGGCTTTGTTTTTTTCTGTAATTCACCTTGTTCCCATCTTAACACTTCCGCTTCATGTGCTTCTTTTTGTAGTCTAGATGCTCTGTTTTCTTTTGCTTCTTTTATTTTTTTCTTTGTTAATTCTTTTAAATCTTCTATAATAATATCATATTTTGAGTATTTTTCATCCATTACCCAACTGTATGACATCTTTGATTTATGTATTTCTTTTAATAATTCTTTATTTGAAAGATAGTGATTTCTCGCCATATTTGTTCCTTTATACTAGATACATTATAAACATTAACTATTTGTTTGTCAAGCGGTTTTTTTCAACTAAATACTATTATTACGGAGAACGACTGAATGCGAATTACTGACATCATAACAGAAGCACCCACTACCGACTTAATAGTGTTCTATGGCGGAAGATTCCAGCCCATGCATAATGGTCATTACCAAGTGTATCAGGATTTGGTCCAGAAGTTTGGTAGTAACAATGTATTTATCAGCACTATGGTGGGCAAGAACGCAGAGCCAGAGCGTGATCCGTTCACGTTTGATGAGAAAGCAATGCTAATGACACAAATGTTTGGCATACCATCAGATCATATTATTAACACTCATCCGTACAATGTTGACATGACTAAAGCAGGTCGTGATCCCAAGAAAACAGCACTAGTACTAGTTTATGGTGAAAAAGACGCCAACAGATTGAAGATGGGATATTTGCGTTGGTGGAAAGACGGTGAGCCACTTGTAACAGCAGATGAGGCTGGTTATGTTTACACTGTGCCTATTAAAGATGCGGGCCGTAGTGCTACGGATTTCCGTAATACAATGCGTAGTGACGCTCCTGAAGACGACAAGAAGAAAGTTTTCACTGATTTCTTTGGTAAGTTTGATCAACAAGTTTATGACTTTATTAAAGGTAGGTTAAGAATATGACAGTTGAAAATGGAAATCCTAACACCGAAAATATATTGGGTCAAGAATATAGCCTGGAAGAATTATTAGATGAACCCGTAATGGACAAAAATGCTGCGGCCAAGGGTGAAAAGAAAGTTTTAAAATCATCACTCAAGAATAAGGCGAAAACGAAAATCAGAATGCAACAAAACGCAGTTAAAAAAGGTAATTGGCCTCCATCTAGTAGTGAAAGTACTGATGTAGAAGGAAACACTGTTCCAGTAAACGATCCAGCCGCCACTGTTGAGTTTGAAGATGGTAGTACCTATGATGAATTACCAGAAACACTCACAGCAACAGTTGAAAAACCAGTGTCTCCTAACACTAATAAGAAATTTCCTAGTGATACAAATAGGAACGGCTTTGAGGGTATAAACAGCCAACACAAAGTAAAATTGGTAAGTGTTAATCCTGAAACAAAAGTTTTAATGGAAAACGGAATTATGAGGCCATTATCTAAAACTGAAAATGGTATTATTTTTCCTTATACACCGACTATTATGTGGGGATATGCAGCAAATTATGGATCTTATGATATGATCCATGGCCAGTATCAACAAAATTATTATCAGAATACCCCTAGCCCTACTGTGCAAGTAACAGCGACATTTACATCAGGAACAGCGGAAGAGGGATATTATACATTAGCCGCATTACATTTTTTAAAATGGGCCACTAAAGGAGATTTTGGTGCATATGATTCAAGTGGTGAAAAAAGAAATGCAACAGCGGGTGCACCTCCACCTATCTTAAGATTTAGTGCATATGGACATGCCGGTGCTAAAAATCTTCCTGTTGTTGTGAGATCTATAAACTATACATATCCTGAAGATATTGACTATATTACATTACAGCCACCTAAAGGCGGCAGGGTAATTAATGGAATATACTATTCTTATAATGAAATTGAAGAGATGAATTATCAAGCAACTGAATTTAACGAAGGTGAATATGGTGCTGTTAGATATCCTGAATATAAAGAAGATGCAACAATACCTTCTCAGTTACTTGTTACTTTAGATCTAGCAATACAAATTCCTCCTCAAAGAGTAAGAGACTATTTTAATGTTAAAGAATATGCTCTAGGTAAAACACTAACAGATAAAGGATTTATTTAATGGCAAAAGTTACATATAGATCAGATAGTTTATACAGAAGCACACCAATTATAAAGAACAAGTTTTTAGATATTCTTCAATCTAGTATTTCAAACAAAGAAGAAATACTAACTAGATCTTTTATTGTTGAGTCTAAATACGATCATAAGCCAGATAAACTAGCATATGACTTGTATGGCAATGCAAAGTTATGGTGGGTATTTGCTGAATTCAATCCTGACACGTTAAAAGATCCTATTATAGATTTTGTATCTGGATTAGAAATTCAGGTTCCAGTAACATTTAGTTAAAAATATTATGGCGAGAAAAGTTCAAATTACCGATAATTGGATGAGCACTGTGAGTAGCCCGACATATAAATTGTCGCTATATCTTGTGCATCCTGATGTTTGGAATGAACCACTTACACTAATGCAATACACTGATGATTTAAGTGATCTGAGACGAGGTGGCAAGGCGGTTTTAATTGCAGAAAATGGTGTAACTACAGAATATGCTATTGATAATTTAACTATAATGAGTTTTTATGGACCTAGTCCAGATTCAGGTTCAGTACAGAGTGGTGTATTTCAATTTAATTTAACTGAGCCATTAGGATTTAAATTATTAAATAGAATTCTAAGATATTCAACAGCATTTAACTTTAAAACAATACAACATGCACTATATGTTTTAAAAGTAGAATTTATGGCAAGAGATCCTGAAACGAGCAGACCAATCAAATATCCCGGTGAATTTTTCTATAGTTTACAAATAAAACAAATTCAAGCACAAGTTACAGAAATGGGAACACGTTATAATATTATTGCTCATAACGTTCCTAAAACTGCTTCCAGTTTATGTACTTTGAAAATGCCTGTAAAAATTCCTAATGTAAAAAAAGTTAATGATTTATTAACATCATTAGAAAAAGCATGTAATGAAGCAGAAGTAAAATTAAGAAAAGATGCAAAGATTCAAGATCCAAAGAGTAATCACAAATGGAAATTTGTATTAGATGATAGTGTAAAATTTACAGTAACACAAAGAATTGATATACCACAAAATCCCGACGGGTCTGGACATAAAATATTCAGTGAAAAGTTTGATTTAGGTTCTCAAAGTTATGCATCAACAGGTAATTCGGGTAGTGCAGGTGGACAAAATAGAAAATTATCTGACGAAACATCTGTTGATGAGTTTATTACTGTAGGGTCTAATGTTGTAGACTGGCTACAACAAGAACTTACAAAAAACGTTCCTGCGTTTGCTCAACTTAATAAAAAACAAAGGCAAGCAACAGATAATATTTTAAAATCACACATAACTGTTACTCCTAATGTAACATATGGATCTGCAACTGATCAATACACAAACACTCAAGAGCGAGTAATTACTGTAACAGTAGGTATAGGCAATACATATGCTACTCCACAAACTACACCAAAAGCACAGGAAGAAAAAGTTAATAATAGAGAAAATCAAAAGAAATGGTTTGCAGAAATGCCTATTACTAAAAGATATGATTATCTTTACAGTGGATTAAACACAGAAATTTTAAGTTTTAATATGAATATTGAAGCAATGTTATATTCTGCGATGGATCCAGCAGCTGGATTAAATTACGCATCTGAAAAGGAATCTAAAGTTCCTACTAATCCTACTCCTGTTACAGTCGGTAGCGCAGAAAGGTTAACGAACCAAGATGGAATCCCTACAACAGATTATAGAGAAAGAAAAGGAAATACAAGAGGGTTTGCTACATTCCTAAGTGAAATACCTGCTTCTAATCAACAAATGTTTGAAAACATGGCATATACATATCAAATGTCATCAGCATCATCTCAGCAATTAAACGAAGCTCAAGGCAAAGATACTGGAAGTTTAGATGCTTTAGCAGATTTAGAATTTAAACACAGGGATTTAGATTTTCAACAAATTGAATTAAAAATTAAAGGTGATCCGTTTTGGATGGGTACACCTGGTGTAAAAAGAACAGAATCTGTCATTGCAGCGGATGCATATTTAATGACTGATAGTCTAATTCTATTAACAAACTATATGCCAACACAGGTTACTGGTAGGAATTTTACTTATGAATATCAAGGAAAAGGCGAGTTTGACATTGCTGCCAGCGGAGTATATGAAGTAAGATCAATACAAACCGAGATGAGTGGTGGTGAATTTATACAAACTTTAAAATGTTTTAGAAACAGAAATATTAGTTCTTATCTTTTACAAAATGAAATGGAGGTTAGAAGATCATGAGCTATACTATACAAACCGGCGGTAAACGAATTCAAAGCAATGTTAAACAAAGTGATACCACTGGTAGAAATATTATCACTGGAAATTATGTAGGAACTGTTTCAGAGCATTATGATTCATTACATACTGGAAGAATAGGTGTGGTTATTCCTGAATTTGGCACTGATGATTCAGTTATTGTTTTATTAGTAACACCATTTGGTGGTGTTACAGAAGCATTAGATTCCGGAAAACAACCGGATGTGTTTGGTAATGATGAAGAAGGATCCGGCGGTACTCCTAAAAGTTATGGTATGTGGCCACAACCTCCTGCGATCGGTACAGAAGTTCTTGTTGCGTTCACAGCAAGTAGACGTGAGGGATTTTTAATTGGTAGTTTTATAAGCAAAGATAGAAATCATATGATGGGAGGTCGTGCTAGTGCTGAAAGTTTCGATGGAACTATCCAACCAGTTGGTGAAAAAAATCCTTATGACCTAACAGGTGGAACAATCAAACCAAAAGACGAAGTATTTGCTGATACATTAAAAACACAAGGATTAGAAGAAGATTACAGCCGTGGTCATAGTGGAAGTAGTGCAAGGCGAGAAACACCGAGCCGTGTTTTTGGAATTACAACAAGGGGCGGACACGTCTTCACAATGGATGATGGAACAGCCGAAGATGCACTAAGTCGTAATATTAGAATCAGAAGTCGCGGCGGCGCACAGATACTAATTGATGACACCAATGAATTTGTATTCATAACTAATCATAAAGGTAATGCTTGGATTGAAATAGATGCGGATGGTCGAATTGATGTGTACAGTCAAAATGACATTAGTTATCATTCTGAAGGTGATTTTAATGTACACGCCAAGGGAAGAATTAATATGGAAAGTGATATTGGTATTAATATTAGAAGTACCGGTAGTGATGGTGTCAAAGTCGATGCAACTACTGCAGACGTTGATGTGTTCGCTGGTAATGATTTTCAAATACAAGCGGCAGTAAACGGAAATGTAAAGGCGGGAGGCAACTATAAAGAAACTGCTAACCGTATTGATATGAATGGTCCACCCGCCACTGATGCCAGTAGAATTATTACAAAAGAATTAGTCGGAAATAAAAATATATTAAAGAGTGCAGCTACCCGAGTTCCTGAACATCATCCTTGGAAAGGTGCAAGTACCATAGAAGAAACATTTGAGACAGCAAAAGGTAATACTGCATAATGGCAACTTATAATCTTCCTAATACAATAAGAGATAAAGATTTAATTGAGTTTGATCTGTTTACAGTAAAAGACTCGAGCTTGGTTAACGATAAGAAAATTTTACAAAATCTTGAAGCAAGTTCTAGTTTAATTAATACGATTCTAAGAGAAAAAAAGTGGCGAGGCTACTCTTATATAGAAAATGGTGTTAGAAAAATTGGATATGGATTAACAGCGGGCTCAGAATCAGACGGGTTATCAGAAATTCAATCATATGGTTATTTTATAGAAGATTTCAAACAAAAAGAAAGAAACTTTAAAAAGTTATTACCGCTTAATTATATTTCACAATCATGCTATGATGCATTATTAAGTTTGTATTATTATACAGGAACAATAAAAACTATTGGATCTGAATCTAGACGTTTTGATATCAATGATTATGTGATAAATGAAAAATGGCAATATATCGCTAGTATACTTGTATTAACGAATGATAATAGAACTATTAGACAATTAGAGGCAAGTATAATGATGCTCGCTGATTATGGAAGTCAAAAAGACA